GAGGGAACCCGGAGGCATCCTTAGTCCCAACGTAGTCTTTGAAGTCTTGGAGCGTCACACTCATGGTTTAGTCCTAGGCGGTGAAGTCGAGCTTGACGATTGCGGACTCGAATGGAACGGTGATCGCAGCGTAACCGTAGACAGCGTAGCTGTTGGTTAGCGTGGACTGACCGCTGATGTCGTCAACTAGACGAACTGGGGCACCAGCCGACTCGTAAACGCGGAGAGCGTTCGAGTTAGCCATGTAACCAACAGTGTCGCCGAGGGTGGTGTCGACGATAACTGGAAGGTTCCATACGGTTGCCTCGAGCGGACGTGGGCTTGCACCAATGGACTCGCCGTTTGGAGCTGCACCGTCAACGCGGACGATTGGGCGACCGGTCTGGTCTGCCAGGGTGACGAGATACTTGTAAAGTGCAGGGCCAGCAAGGATGAACTCTGGGTTGAGTCCCGAGTTGGTCTTGATGTATTTTGCACCGTCGATGATGCCCTCGAGGACAGACTTGGCAGTTCCGCCATCCATGTCCATGACCTTGCCAGTGAAGTCGAGTGCGGCGATAGCCGAAACGACTGCGGCGTTGGTTGCGTTCGCGTAAGCGATGCTCATGGCCTGGAATGCGGTGTCAAGGTAAGGAACCGACGAACGCTCAACGAGCTGCTTCGATAGTTCGGTCTGACCTGCGTAGGTCTTCACTGCTGCCGACACGTTGTCGATAACAATGTTGCCCTGCGAGATTGCAGTGTTTTCGGTCGACTGAACGCCAACTGCTGCACCGTTGGTCGTAACCTTGGCGTAGTCAACGGTTAGTCCCGAGGCTGGCAGTGCGCCCTTCGACCAAACGTTCCACGATGGACGGTTCAGGTCGATGAGGTTGTTGATGAAACCGACCCAGCCTGGAGCGAGGTAGGTGTCTGCCGAGGTGGCTGGGGAGTAGGTGCGGAAAAGCTCGATAGCGGCCTCGTCACCGGAAACCAAGCCCTTGGCGAACTCGCCCTGGCTACGGAACTTCTGGAACGATGGAGCAATCGGAGCCTGTGGGGCGGCGTTCGCCTCGACCAAACGACGAACTTCTACAAGCTCATCCTGGATCGCACGAACGTCGAGTTCGGTGTTTTCAGACACGTCGCTCTCACTTTCTGGTTGGATGTCGTCGGTCGGTGCAACTTCTTGCTCCTCGCGAACTTGGGTGATTTCCGCGCCCGAATAGGCGGGGAATGGGACAACGCTGACTTCTTTCAAGTCAACTAGAGTCCTCGTCACGAGGTCGCCCTCGCGAGTCTGCTCGACCGGCACGAAACCGACCGAAAACTTGTTTAGAACACCGTCACGCATGAGTGCAAGAGTTTCATCTGCACGCTGCACTCCGCTGGTGAGTTTGGCGGTGATTTGAAAACCGTCTGCGGTGTCGCGACCGTCAATCACGCGACCGATTGGCAGGTCGTTGTGGTCGTGGCCATAGAAGATTTTGACGTCGCTAGTGTTGCGGATTGCACCCGGTGCGAACTGCTCGCGGTATGCTCCACCAATGTCGGTCGGTTGGTTGAATGGGACGGCGATGCCAGTGATCGTGCCAGGTTCTTCACCTAGACGAAACTCAACTTCGCGGATTTCGATGTCGCTCATTAGAGTCCTTCTTTTGCTCGAACTTCTTCAGGCGTGAGCCATGCTTGACCAGCTGTAGCGATGTCATACATCTCCCAGCGAGTCTTCTGGTCAGCCTTGTAAAGTCCTTCATAGTTGAAACGCACCGAAGTTCCGCGAGGTAGGCAGTTGCTCAATGCGTCCTCAATGGCGTTCGTGTAAGCCATGAGGGTGTGACGGTAGAACTGTTGGTTCTCGTCGCTCAAGTTCGCGTAGGTGTCGCTAGTGCCGTCTACGCCTGTGAGCAACAGTCTGGCTGGCACACCAAAGAGGCGAGCAATAGTCTGAGTCGACTGAGCCGCTACCTGTGTGAACATCAAGTCCTGGGGCGTGGCGTTTATGGCCTGATAATCGAAGCCTTCGCTCAACACCGCGAGTTGTCTAGTTGCCTGTTTGGTGTGCCAGTTCGAGGTGATCTCCTCGGCTTGCTCCTTAGTGAGCATCTTGCCGGTCTTTAGGACACCAGTTGGCACTCCACCGGAGGCGAACCAGGTTGCTGCATAGTTGCGGAGATCCAAAGCGGTTCCGATGTCGTTAGCGGCGGCTTGGATTGGGCCAAGGCCGCGAAGGTTGCCAGCGACTGAGAATAGTCGCAGCTGCTCAATGTCGCGAGTCGTGTAGGTTCTGCCCATGTAGTCGAACACTTTGTTGCCGCTCATACCGGTTGGGCCATCGAGGCGAGGCTGGACGGATGATGCGACAAGCAAGGTTAGGTCGTTGACTTGACCACGTGAGTCGTAGGTTTTGAACCAGTAGGCTTCGCCGTGAAGGGCGAGGCTGGTAACGGTTGAGAAGATGAAGTCTTTGCGTGATTCGCTGAGGCTCGGGTTGTTGACAAGCACCGGGTTTTCAATCTTGACTTCGAGGCCACCGCCGTAACGGTATGACTCGAGCGGTAGAGCCTTCGAGATTGGAGTCGCGATTACTTGGATGGCACGATAGACGGATGCCAGCGAGAGAGCCGAGTTAGTGTTGACGACTGTGTCGGAACGAATAGGGATTGGCGGAGCGACCGTTCGCTTTTCGACGGTTGGAGCTGTGCCAGTGATTCTCTGCCAAAGTGTGGCCATATAGAACACCTTATTGTGCTATGACCGATTCGTTGTGGCGTGTCGCAAGTTTTTCAGAAGTGGGGCAGGGAGGAAAGGGGGTCACTCCCTGCCCTCACGTCTATGTCTGGAGGGACGTTTTTAGTATACACCTATCCCACCGACACCTTGTGCAGCTGCAACGTGCAACGCCCAAACTGTAGCGAGTAATGCGTCGATGTCACCGACCGAGTCTTTGCGTGAGATTTGCCAATACTCGCCAACATACTTGGATACCGCTTGAGCAGATTGGACTGCCAGGAGAGGGTCATCGTTGTGTGTGACACGTCCGTTAGCGAACATGGCATAAGCGGTCATGCAAGCGGTATTGATTTCCTTGTTCCAGAGATTCCAAACGTTGATGCCCCTGTCTTTGAGTTTCCTGTGAAGTGAATGCATACCTCGGTCATCGAGAGCAACTGCACTGATCGCGTGTTTTTGGCAGATGGTCGTGATGAGATCCACAAGCTTGTCCTCGGTCGGATTGACTAACGACGCGACAAGTTCAGTTTCGTAGATGTCGCCCTCGCGTTTAGCAGCTGCAATTGTGGCGTGTTCAAAGTTGCGTGTGACATCGACACCGAGAACCGACCCAGCGATGTTTTTGATGCCAGAGCCAGCGGCTTGACGGAACAACTCGCCCGGTAGCCACGCCTCGCGTGTGCCACTAATGAACTGGTTGAGGGTGTAGCGGCGAACTTCATGTTCAGGGCTTGTTGTGATGTCTTGTAGGACTCGCTCGAGGGGAATGCGGCCACACTCGACAGCAGGGTTAGCCGCCTTGATAGCGTCGGGGTCGTCGAGTGCCGAGTTGGCTGGAGCCTCCCAGATAAATGCACCGAACCGTTCGTTCATAGTTGGGTCAGCAATGACTTGGTCTGCGGTGTTGTAAAGGTCGATGAGGGTTTTAGATTCTTGGTCGCCAGCGGTAGTGATCATGATGACCATAGCGTTGTCGATGGCTGACGTTCCCTTCTTGGCGGCCGTCCAAATACCGGGCTTAGCCAAGTGGCCTTCGTCAAGGATGCAGCGAACCATCGTGACACCTTGCATCGCTGCCTCGCGTGCCGGGCTGACTTTGTATTTGCCAGAGCCGTCAGTCTTAGCGATGCCTCGAGTTTCGGTCGTCTTCTTGAACCGCTTAGACAGCCAAGGTGTCTTGTCGATGACGTGCTTCACTCGCGTGTAAATGATGGTGGCCTGTTCACGTGACGATGCCAGGCTAATCACGTCGCCTTTGTGGAATGTCAATGCCTCGAGTGCCAGCCCACCGGCCAGCACCGACTTGCCTTGTTGGCGTGCCATGCTTACGACAACCTGACGATAACGCAGCTCTCCTGGATGCTTCGGATGGTCGTCGGGGTAACGCTCGAGGACATGACGCAGCAGCCACTTCTGCCACTCATCCAACGGGATAGGTGCGTCCGTTTCAGGTGTCACCCAGCACAAGCTCAGCAGGTCGATGAGCCGGTCGCCATCCGAAGGGAAGTCCTCGGATAGTGGTGGCGTGTATCGGGCTGGAAGTTGCATTACCTTTTCAGCATCTCCGCCAGTGGGTCGAACTCGGGCGTGGAACTGTCGAGCAGGCGCATGATCTCGAGGATGGTCTTGCGAAGTTCAGCCGCCGTCGAGGTGTTTCCTTTCTCGTCAAACTCAGATGCCAGTTTCAGGGCCATCATGGCGAGGACTGCAGATTCGGGCGTTAGTTCAACGCCGTTCAGCCAGTCTTTGAGTGCGTTCTCAATCATTGGGACTCCGTTCTCTTTCAAATAATCTAACTCATTCCTGTAAAGGAAAGT